CCTGTAAGAGGTAGTCAGTATATACCTCTATTTCTATTTGACTCTTTTTAGATGAGAACACCTCAAAATGTCTAGTTATTACACGCTTGTAACCATAATCTCCACTATAGTCAGCGTCATCAAAAGAATAAACAACTGAGCCATTATAGAACCTAGCAACCGCACTTAATATCGTTGCTGTAGCAGGGTCAATACGCTTGTAAGGCTTACCATATCTAAACGAGATAGCTTCTATCTCCTCGTCAACAGTAGACATATCTAACTGCTCTTCAAGCTGTTGTCTAGTTATGCCTCTAGCCTGTAATTGTTGCTCTAGCTTTTCTTCTGCTAGTTTAGCTTCATGTGGATTTGAAGAAGCTGTTAGTCCTAAGATTTTAGATAGAACTGATAATGATCTTGCCATGTGATAAAAGATAGTAAAATTGTTTACATATTTAATATAGCGCATTATGGTACTAATGCGCTACTTTGTTACATTTATTAACAATCAATACCCATTTCATCAAAAGATTTACAACCCAATTCAAAATAACAATCAGTACAAAGTGCTTGATAACCTTTTAAATCGTGGTCACAATCCCAATTAAATTCGTCAGTATCCCATGTATTTTTTATGATATTGCACTTATTACAAGTGTTTAAATTATTATCCTGATTATGAAGATAATGCAATTCAATAGGTGTTAAATCATGTTCATATCTATCTATAAAATCATCATGTTGTTCATCTATTAAATCTATTTCTTTTTCAGTAAAAGTCATTTTACCAATTAATTCCCAACGTTCAGACATTGGTTTTTTATAAAACTCATTAAGAAAGTTTGATGTTTTATCTGTAAATTTCATTTTAAAATTCTCCTAAAGATAAGGTTATAGATATACCTAGAACAACTTAGAGGGCTGTTCTAGGCGAAACTGAGTGGACTAAATTAGACCACTACATAAATTTTTTCAATATAAGGGCAATCTTGCTTAGATTCTAAACAAGTTATATTGCCAGCGTAATCTGCTGACCAACCCTCTGCTTTTGATATGTCATAAAGATGAACACATAATTTTTGCTGACCAGCTTTTTTGAATTTAAACATATGCTTCCAAGATTGCTTGAAATACTTGCCAGCCCGATAAGCTAGAACATAGTTATCATCATCTGAGCCTTGCGCCCAAGAAGAGCCACCACCGCTTGTAAAAATAATTGCAAGCTTAGTTGCTTTTTCTGTTTTTGATAAAGTCTTAGACATAAAAGATAGTAAATAAATTACATATTCAATATAGCAACTATTAGTATTAATATGCTACTCTGTAACAATTTGTTACATTAGAATAATAATCCTTGAGTAGTCGGGTTATAACTAGAATCATACCGTTTATTATCGCCTTTGGGATAAGGTTCTATCGTGTAAGTCAGCGAGTCTCTCATCTCGTGTTTTTGTTTGCGAGTCCCTAAGAAATAAAAATATCTATGCTTTCTCGGTCTTTCTTTTCGATATAGCAAGTCCCCATATTTTTCTTTTAAAAGCTGGTGTTTGTTTATGTTTTTATCTTTATCATATCGACCTACCGAGTCCTCGATAGAGCTATGGTGCATATGCTCAAGTCCCTTAACAGCATAGTCTGTAAACTTAGAACTTAATCCTGTATAAATCCAGTTTGTTGCTTGATAGATATAACCATGATGATTATAAGAGCTATCAGCATAACTTACTATAACCTGTGGTTTTGGTAAAAGCATTAACGACTGTGATACAAAAAAACTTAGCGTGTTTTTTTCTAAATTGTCGTTAACAACTAAACGATTTAATTCTAAAAAAGTGTCTGCAAATTTACCACCTAATGCACCTTGCACTAAAGTTTGACTCATAGGTTTTGCATAACTACAAACACCTTTTAGAAATTTATTGCGATCATATAAACCAAAACTGTAGGAAATATTAGGGATTCTTTTTGCATAGTGTTTATGCAAAAACCACTCATAAGTCTGTGAACTTTCTATAGATCGAACATGATAGATTTGCGTTACACTCATTCTATTAATGGATTTTCTATTTCTAAAATCGGAATAGATTTATCAGTTTGCAATATATAATCAACAAAAGCATCTCCATCATTTTCTTGAAAAAACTCAATGTGATCTTCTGCTGTCCACTTTTCGGTATCATCTTGATTTTCAGAAAATTTATAAACGTGGTGCATATAAAATCTATGTTTTAAATCTGACTCTGTAAGTTTTTGATCTGAATAAATAACAAGGTGTGTTGCCCAACTTTCAGCACTATTATATTTGTGCTGACCTACAACTAAATAGTTCATTCTTTCTCCTCCTCGTCATCATAGTCATCTTCTTCTTCTACATTCTCGAAATCTCCTATATCGTGATTGCGGATAATTTCTAAAGTATCAACAATAGCATTGTCAAATTCTTCTGAGATGTAGATACCTAGACCTTCGGTGGCTAGACGATCAAAATATTCTGCAATAGTTAGTGCCATTGTTTAGTCCTCCTCTTCTAATAATGGGTCATCAATTTTATCTGTAAATCTTGCACCTATAGGTTCAAATTTTTGCCAAAGCTCGTCAAACTTTTTATCGTCAACTAAGCAGTCTTCAGCTTTCTTTATGCAAGATAATAGGAATTTTTTTCCTAAGAAATCTCCAACGATTTCTGTCTGTTTTTGTATGTCATTGTTGACAGTAATGATGCCTTCGTCATCATCTCTTGTAACTGCAGACTTAACTAAAGCCATAGTTACGCTAATCTTGATTTCATCAATGGTCATTGTTTAGTCCTCCTTTATTTTTGATGAAAACCCTAACTCTTCATCTAACTTGTCAAATTCAGAATTAAATTGATTGTGTAAAACCATAAATTTATTTTCTGCTTTAAGAACTTTTGAACAAAGTTTTTCAATTTTGACAATATGTTCTTGAGTCTCTTGAGTAATAGGGTGATCTAAATCCATTGTCTCAAAATGAATGTATGCAATTTGATTTCTGTCAAAAGCTATTCTTAACTTTTTAACAGCTTGCACCCTTTCATTAAATGCTTTATCTAAATCAATAGATAATTTATCTAATAATTTTTGTCTTGAGTTTTGTTTAGCCATTGTTTAGTCCTCCTGTGTTTGTATAAGATCAGCGTTTATAAGGTCTTGAAGTGTACGGCCATAGCTTCCTTGTAGCCATGTGTATGCTTTAGAGTCATAAATTAATTGAAAAAGATTAATTGTTTCTTCTTCATTTAGATCGCCTTCTTCAAATTTAAAAAGCAATTCTCCTAACAAAGGTGTATGTATCATTGTGCTACCTCCTCTGCACAGCAAGGGCAGTCTGGTGGTGTGATGACCTCGCCTTTAATCATTGCAACAAGAAACAATATTGCGATCTTTGTTGCTGGCGATTCATTGTTCATAATTAATGAAACCGAATGATCTGCAAATTCAACCCTATCGTTGAAAACAATGGCTGAAGTTTCTATATCGTCAATCTGTTGACAAAAAAGAAAACCAACTTCTTTTGTTTCTTTGTTAGTAACAGTTGTTGGGTTGTAGTCATCAAAGTTTAAGCCTGCTTGCTCTAAGCCTGCATACAAGTGATCTACAAAAATCTGCACGTTAACTGGTGTTTTTCTTTTTGGCATGATTTAATACTCCTCTGGAAATAGAACTACTGTGTTGCAATAATCTTGCTCGGAAAA